AGATAAAAAGAAACTTGAAATAGAACTTAAAAAGCTACAACAAGAAGATGAACATCATGATGATGATATTGAAGTAGAGAAAATGAAGGTAGCAGCTAGTAAAAGCAAAGCTAAATCTAAATAAGTGTTATAACTGCCGTATTGATTATTTTCAGTATAGTAGTTATAAATTTGTAAAGATGAAATTTAATAAAGTATATTTGAATAATAAAGAGAGAAATTATGAGTATTGAAGGAGAAGATTTAGAACAGTTTGATGATAATGTAGATATGTCGTCTTTTGTAGTGGATACTGAAGAGGAATCCATTGTAGAAGAAGAAGATGTATCTGAAAATGAAATAGACTCTAGTGAGCAGTCCAGTGAGGAAAGTGCAGAGAAAGTAGCTAAGGGTGATGAGACAGATGATGATGATACATCAGAAGACTCTTCAGGTGAGGGGGAGGATGACACTTCTCCTGGTGATAAACTTTACTCTTCTTTAGCTGATAACATGCGTGAGCGTGGTATCTTATCCTCCCTTGACCCTGAAAAATTAAAAGATATTAAAGACATAGATTCTTTAATGGATGCATTCAATAGTGAATTATCTACTAGAGAATTTGGGGATTTAAATGATAAGCAAAAGGCTTATTTACAAGGTTTAAGAGAAGGTATTCCAGAAGAAGTTGTTTCCCAACATATTAAAGTAACGGAACAATTATCTAGTATTACTGAAGATGAATTGAATGATAATGAAGAACTTAGAAAAGAAGTCATTAAAGCTCAATATCAATCTATTAATAATATGAGTGAAGAAAAGGCTGAGAAATTAGCCCAACTAGCCATTGATACTGGAGAAGATGCAAATGATGCTATTGAAGCATTACAGTTATTGAAAGAAAAGAATACCCAAGAGTATGAAGCAGAAATTAATGCTAAAAAGAAAGCTAAATTAGATGCTGAAAAAAAGACTCAACAAACTATTGAAGGCTTTAAAAATAAAATAGATTCGTCTAAAGAGATTTTTAAAGGAATGGAAATTAATAAAACTGAAAAGGAAAAGTTATTTAATCAAATGACTAGACCAGCAGGAACAACCCAAGAAGGTAGAAGTATAGATGTTATTACTAAAACCAGAATGGAAAACCCAGAAGACTTTACTTTAAAGTTACATTATTTATTTATGAAAACTAACGGGTTTAAAGATATTGATAATTTTATCAAATCTTCTAAAAGTAAAGCAGCCCAAGACCTTGATCATGTGTTAAGAAACCAAAGTAAAAATCCTGGAAGTGGCGGTAGTAATACTCCTCCAGTATCAAGTGAATTTGAAAAGATGGGTGATATTGTGTAAATAAAAATGTAAACAAATATAAATTAAATTAAACTATGGCTATACAGCAAGGTAAATTTCAGGTTTATGAATCCCAATCATGGGGTGGATTAACTGATAAAAATCACTTAAATGCTATCTACAGACAAAGCCCTCAGAAAGCTAGTAACTTAGTTACAAAACTTTTAGCTAACTCTTATGGTAGTAACTTAGAAAGCTTACTAAGTAAGTTTCCAACTAAGTATTTTGACAATGACGATGAATTCACATGGGATTTAATAGGTTCTTCTGAACGTAATTATCCTTTAATTGAAGCAAGAGGTACTAGCGGTGCTATTATTGAAGCTAGTGACACTAATATTGGTGCTGCTGGAGAAAAGTTTGAACTAGTATTTGCAGAAAAAGCTTTCTTTGATGTTAACGTAATTGTTGGTGAAAAGAATGAAGTCTATCCAATTAGAATTGTGGAAGACCCAGCAGAAGAAGGAACTAACTATGTATACACTTGTGAATTAATGGGTGGATTAGTAGATGGTATGCCAGGTTCTGAATTGGTAGGTGGAAAAAGATTCTCAAAAGAATTTTCTCCAGTAGAAGATACTTTATCTATTAAAGGTGGTGATATTACTTTCACATCTCCAATTGCTTTGAGAAATGAGTTTTCTAGTATTAGAATGCAACACAAAGCTCCAGGTAATATGAAAGATAGAAGGATGTCTATGGATTTTCCTGCTGTAGATGCTAAGAGCAATAAAGTTACTACTTTTACTACTTGGATGCAACATGTTGAATGGAAATTTGAATATGAGTTCCAGCAAGAAAAGAATAGAGTTCTTATGTTTGCTACCACTAACAGAGATGCTAATGGTGACTATCATAACATTGGTAAGTCTGGACACGTTATTAAAATGGGTTCTGGTATTAGAGAGCAAATGGAAGTATCAAATACTCTTTATTACAATGTATTCTCTTTGAAATTAATTACTAACATGCTTAGTGAATTATCTGAAGGTAAACTTTCAATGGATGAAAGACACTTTGTTCTTAGAACTGGTGAAAGAGGTGCAACTCAATTCCACGAAGCAGTAACTAAAGACGGCTCAGGATGGATTGCTACAGCACAAGCTATGGGATTTGATAATACAAATACTAACTCTATTCAGAAAACTTCTTCTCCACTGCACTCAAATGCAATGTCAGCAGGATTCCAGTTTGTAGAATATTTGGCTCCTAACAATGTTAAAATTTCTTTAGAAGTTGATTCATTTTATGATGATAAGGTAAGAAACAAAGTACTTCACCCTAATAGTGGTGTAGCTGAATCTTACAGATATGATATCTTGGATATTGGTACTATTGATGGTGAAAGAAACATTCAGAAAGCAATGATAACAGGGCAAGAAGATGCTAGAGGTTGGATAGCTGGATTAAGAAATCCTTTTACAGCAGCTCCTACTACAGACATGATGGCAAATGCAGTTGATGGAGCAGTCTATCACAGAGGTTGTTTTGGACTTGGAGCTATCGTAAGAGACCCTTCTAGAACTGCAAGTTTAATACCTTCAATTTTAGCTTAAAATAAATTCAAATAGGGAGGAAGTAATTCCTCCTTATTTTCTTAGAATATTCACACTAGGTATTCAAAATGTTCTTTTAATAGTGTAATGTACAATTTAAATTAAATACAATGGCAAAAGCTAAAGAAGGAGTAGTAGCTAAGGAGAAAGAAGCTACAGTAGTAAAGTTTTCATTACCTAATGAAAAGGTGTATGTAAAACCAAACATTAATAATGCTGGATGGATTAAAAATCCTAAACACAAGGCATTTTTTATGATGGATGGAGCAGTAAAAGAATTTTTTGCACCTTTACAAAGAAATGGAAATATTAAAAATGTATTGACTGATGAAGAAAAAGACTTCTTAGAAGATATGTTACAAATGAATACAAATGATTTATCTGTATATAAAAAACCTGAAGATAATTTTTGGGCAACTTTCAGTGCTAGAGTAAGTAAAGATGTTACTGAACTAAATCTAGCAGACCCTTTTGATTATATTAAGTATAAATTACTTTTAGCAAATACAGATTTAATTGCACCTAACTTAAAGTCAGTAAAAAATAAAGCTACTTATAAGTTTTATATTGAAAAACCAACTGAAACAGCAATGTTTAAATCTCAAGAGCTGGATAAAGAAAGTTTAGCTTGGGAAGCTTATGGTATGATTGCTAATGATAAAGGTAAGATGTTAGATTTCCTTAGAGTATATGGAGAAATTAATAAAACTGCAAGAGCTAAAGCACATTCTGTAAATAAATCAAGTGCTATTGAGTTAGTTAAGAGTACTGTTAAACCTATTCTTGCAGAGAATAAAGAAGTATTTTATAATATACTTAAAGATAAAAATTATGAAACTAAATTACTATTAAGTAAAGCAGTTGAAAAGGGTTTTGTAGAAAGGAAGGGTACAACTTATACTGATAAAGGAAGTTCTAAAGCATTTGCTGAAAGTTTCCAAAAAGGTGTTGATTTCTTAAATAATCCTGAAAATTCAGATTTCAGATCACTATTAGAAACACAAATTGATTAATGAATAATCTAGAGTTTAAAAATGAATTTGATATATTATATAACAATATCGGGAGCAATCAAGCTCCTGGTATTGATAATTATGAGTTATCAGTATTTTTAACTAGAGCACAAGAACAACTTGTAAAAAATTATTTCAATTTAAAAGGTAACAAATACCAAGAAGGATTTGCAGGTTCTCCTAAAAGAGATGTTGATTTATCTGAACTTGTTCTTACTAAAGACATTACTTCAGATATTGTTACAACAGGAATTACAAAGCTAGATGAAAGGTCTGACTTTTTCAAAATGCCTGGTGATTTATTTTTTATATTGAATGAAAAAATAGATATATTAGATGGAGATAAAGTAAGGGGTGTAACAGCAATATCTTTAGATGAAACAGAGTTTAATAGATTAGCATCAATGCCCTATAATGAACCTTTAAAAAGGCAATGTTGGAAATTACTTAGGTCTAATCCTATAATAAATGAATCTTCTATAACAGAAATAATTACAAAGACAGGAACAGCTATACAAAAGTATGTTATAAGATATGTTAAAAAGCCTGTTCCAATTATTATAGAAGATTTAGAAGGGGATTTAAGCATCCAAGGTGTAACTACAGAATCTCAATGTGAATTAAATGAAACTATTCATAATGAAATATTGGATAGAGCTGTAGAGTTAGCTAAATTAGCATATAATCTACAAAGCTTAGAGCCTACAGTTCAACTTAACCAAAGAAATGAATAGTAATGGATATAAATGAATTCTCAGATA